AAGTTTATCCAGTGCCTAATAGTGCTTTTACATTATCGCTTCGTTATTACAAAACACCTACCGAATTAAGTGCCGATGCTGACGTGCCTGAAATACCTAGCGAGTTTCAAGAATTACTTATTATGGGCGCTGCTTATCGTGTTATGCAAGTCAAAGATAATTATGACCAAGCTGCTATCCTCCAAAATAAGTATGACGAGATACTACAAAAGTTAGTATTAAAATATAGTCAACCACAAGTCGGTACACCGGCTAGAATGAGGATAAATAGATATGGCCTGGGCAAGACGAGTTTCTAAGATAGTTCCGTCACTTGGAAGTCGCACCACAAGTTATGAAATAAATGACTATTCTTTAGGTTATAATTCATTCTATTCAAATGATAAGTTCCCAGTCAAAGATGGCGGCTCAAATATGTGGCGACTAGCTCAAGATGCTCGCATCAATACTCTAGGAGAATATATAACTCGCAAGGGATTTGATTATTACTCTGTAGCCGCTGGAACGACATTAAACGATAAAATAGATTCTACTGCCGGTGCTTCTAGTCAGACATTTAACAATACAACTAGACTAGCTCAGGTTTTTACACCATCTACTACCGACAGATTGAATAAAATAGAACTTAATCTTAAAAATGCCTCAAGTGCTACTGGTACAATAATAGTAGAAATATGGAGTAACGTATCTAGTAAACCTGGAGTATTACTTGCCACTTCATCAATCGCATCATCAGCACTTGCTACAACCTATGCCTATATTACGGTTAGATTTGCAGAAGCACCTAATCTAGTATCGGGAACTGATTATTGGATTGTTGTCTATACGCAAGGTATATCATCAGGTTCATATAGCTGGAGCAGTTCAACGGTTGAAACTACTGCCTTATCGTCAACCGATTCTGGTCTTACATGGTCAACACACACATTCTCACTTAACTTCAAGGAACATTTTGCTACTACTGGTGGCGTTATTGGATTACATCGTGCTTATAAGGCAGACGGTACTAAGGTAACTTTATTCGTACAGGGGACAGTTCTTTATTCAGTCAACGATACGACAGGGGCATTAACAGAAGTCAAGACGGGTCTGAGTGCCAGTGCAACCTATTATAGGTTCGTTACTGTCAATGATATTGTCTATTATGTTAACGGATATGACGGACTTCGTAAATGGGATTTTACAACTGAATCACAAGTTAGTGCTACAAATTATTCACTCATCTGCTCACACAAGGGTCTATTGTTCTTAGTCCCAACACTTGACACAACTGCTTTGGTATATTCTAACTTTGGTGAATATGAGATATTTACTTCAACTGACTTAATTTATGCTGACTCGCCAAACACAGGCGACCCAATTACTGCTTTAATGCCATTAAACGGATACCTGATTATCAGCACTCTAAATAATAAGTTTATTCTATCTGGTAATGACAACGCTACATTCTCAATAGATGAAGCCCCAGACCAAAAGGGAACTTACTCACAAGAGACAATGAGTTCAGACGCTAACTCAATCTATTATCTATCTGATGATGGAGTTTATCAATCCAACGGTTCAGAAGCAAAGTTATTAAGCACAGATATTTACCAAGAAATTGTTGATTTACCAAATAAAGATAAGTCGTGTCTGACAGTTAATAAGGGACGTTTATATTTATGGATTATGCCATCAGCTGAGACAAGCAACTCAAAATGCTATGTGTTCTCACTAAACTATGGTGATTCAGGTGGGACTACTGAAAGTTACGATACTAACGCATTTGTAAGTCGTGCCGTCAATGGATTCCGAGATGGTGATAAGTTGATAGTCGGTAGTTCAAGATTGGGTCAAGTTTACTACCAAGAGTTAAGTTCAAACGATTATTCAAACTTAGGTGGACTTATTAACTTTGAACTTCGCACTCACTATTATATCGGAACATCTCCAGCAGTCTTAAAGGGTGTTAGAGATTGGCAACCTAGATTTGGCTGTCAGAGTGGAAACTATACAATTAGTTGCGAGTATGCCTACGACCTTAGAAACAACTGGACTGTATATTCCACGCCAAACGTGCAAGGTTCTGGGATTACCTACGGAAGTGGCTCAACCTATGGAAGTGGAGCAGTCTATGGTACAAGTGCCGAATTACAGGCTGGGCTAATCATACCTGGCGAATACAGGCGATTTGCTGTCAGGTTCAAACACTACGCTACTAGGCAACCACAGAAGTTCTTGGGACACACACTGGTCTTACAAACCAGAAGGATACGCTAATGCCGTTCCGTCCAATTATAACGACTAATTCAACCGTTCAAAATTACGGTCAAATTAACGATATGGTTCGTTCACTTAATAAAGAACAGCAAGTAAAGGCATTTAACGGCTCTACAGGCGAGACTGCCGTCATAATAGGTAAATACGCCGTTGGTAAGTATGGACTCGTTATAAGCGACGATACTGGGGTTAGGCGCATACTTATAGGGCAAGCCCCTGACGATGGACGACCTGGAACTTGGGTATCTAAAACTGGAGTTGATGTTATTACCGAATTGGAGGCATAGTATGACCGACCATCGCAAGTTTCTACTAGATTCAGACTATCCAATGGACAAAATAATCTATATGACAAGTGGTAGTGTTAGTGTCCCCAACACAACATCTGCATTTCCTGGTATCACGATTCCACATGGACTACCATTTACACCATTGGCAATTTTACAATGGTCTAACACTTCAGATTTTGCAATTACCAACGAATATAGAGATGCCGATTATGTATCAACCGTGTTTACTACTTTTGCTGGTCAATATTATTCCGTATATGCGAACGCAACAAATATTTATATAGACAAATATAACCTATCTGGTGCAACTAAGACTCTTTATTATAGAGTATTTTGCTTCCAACCTAGTGATGCTAGTGAAACAAGTGTAGTACCGTCAACAGAAAATCAAGGTAGTAAGTTTATATTGAATACTGACTATAACTATATGAAATTATTTTATGCTGGGATATTAACAACAGTTGCAAATACTTATACCCATAATTTAGGCTATGTTCCAAGAGTGCAAATATGGGAACAGACAGGCACAACAACATCAAGAAATATACTTGGGCAAGAAATAAGCATTGCCGCACAATCTAGTGGTGTTCATATTACCGATACGCAAATAGTTTGGCTAAATCCCTCCACTTACGATAAAATATACTATAGGATTTATGTCGATGAGTAGGCCAGCTAGATATATCACAAGTTCAGATTATGCCACTATTGCTAATGATAGTAACACTATTACGATTAGTGTAACGATACCAGCAACTTCAATAGCGGCAGGTGCTAGTCAAGTTTATACTGGGACTGGAACTGTTGGCACGATAGGTTCACCGATTGAATACGATATAAATTATCCGTTATCTACTCGTCGGTGGAAAAGTAACTCATTTTTGTTTGTAGAGAATACCGGCACAGCATCACAGTATCAGGGTGATATTAACGTCTATAAGAGTGATGCCACTACAGTAACAGTTCAAGTTGTAGTATTTTATGGTGGTCCTAGTGCATCAGTAACCAAAACGGCTAGGACAGTTACCGTAAGAGTAAGAACATTCTTGCCACCCTTTTAACATTGACAAATAACCCCAAGTGTGGTTTACTGTATATCATGAAAACATTATTGATTTCATCAATAACAGTAATTAGCCAATGTTTGACTTGTCTAAGTTAGTTCCTATGACCGTCATTGACCGAATGTCGCCTACTTTTACTTGGTGATATTGTTGTATTGTAAGTTTAGTGTTATAATTCAGTTATACATGGGCTATCTGGAAGTAATATGGCCACAGCTAGAACGCTCGATCAGATCATTGCCGAACTAAACCCAACCTATCAGCCACAGGTTCAATCTATTCAGACCCAGATGGGTCAGATACCTGGACAAATCCAAACAGCCGAAACGGCTTTAGGTGCAAAACAACAATCAGCTTTTGGTGACATACTTTCGGGTGCTAGACGACGTGGCACGGGTATTGCTTTTGGTGGTATCCCACTATCTGAACAGGCTAAATATACAGCTACGGAATATATGCCAGCTTTGGCTAATTTAAGAACTGCTGGAACTCAACAAGCTACTTCTATGCAAGATGCTATCAATGCAATAAACGAACGACGTGATACTGCCGCTCAAAATATCTACCAGACAGAACAAGATAGAGTATTTACAGA